CGACTACGGCAGCAAGTTGGCCAGGAACATGGCGTTCAAGTCGTGCTACCTGGAGACGGCGACCGACACGCCGGACAAGTTCCTGCGGGAAAGCGGCTTCCCCGAGTTCCCGGCAGTCTGCCCGCGCTGGCAGGTGGACGGCGAGGACACCTACGCCTCGCGCTGGCCGGCGGCGATCGCGCTGGGCTCCATCAAGCAGCTGCAGCAGGAGCAGCTGCAGAAGTCCACGGCCATCGACTACGGCGTCGAGCCGCCCATTGGCGTGCCGCTGCAGATGAAGAACAGCGAGCTGGACCGCATGCCGGGCGGCGTGTCGTACCTGAACATGGCCACGGCGCAGCCCATCAAGAGCCTGTGGGACGTGCAGTTGGACCTGAGCCACCTGCTCGAAGACATCCGCGATGTGCGTATGCGCATCAACACGACGTTCTACGTCGACCTGTTCAAGATGCTGGCGGCCGACACGCGCAGCGGCGTCACGGCGCGCGAGATCGCCGAGCGGCACGAGGAAAAGCTGCTCATGCTCGGCCCGGTGCTGGAGTCGCTCTACACCGAGCTGCTGCAGCCGATGATCGACATCGCGTTCGCCAAGATGCTGCGCGCCGGCATGTTCGCGCCTGGTATGCCGCTGGCCGCGCCGCCTGAACTGGCCGGGCAGAACCTGGATGTGGAGTTCATCAGCTCGCTGGCCCAGGCGCAGCGCATGGTCGGCGCGTCGTCCGTCGATCGCCTGATCGGCACCATCGGGTCGCTGGCCATGCTCAAGCCGGACGTGCTCGACAAGCTGGATGCCGACCAAACCGTAGATGTGGTGGCCGACCAGCTCGGCACCGACCCGTCGCTGATCGTGGCGGACGACAAGGTTGCACTGATCCGCAAGGACCGCCTGGCCAGGCAGGCCATGCAAACGGCTGCGGCCATGGCGCCCGCGGCCAAGGATGCGGCCCAGGCCGGCAAGATGATGTCGGAGACCAATCAAGGCAACTTGTCCGCTGCGATGAAGCAATTCAGCGGCTATGCGATCCCAGGAGTGCAGTGAGCGACGCCTACGACCCGCTCAACCCTGAGCAGTCGAAGGAAGACGCTCGCCGCTCGGCCCTGGTCGCGCAGACCGAGCACGCAGACGATGTGCGCCGCCTGATGGCCGAGCCCTGGGGCCGTCGCCTCATGTGGAGCTGGCTGGAGTTCGGCGGCGTGTTCCAACTCTCGTTCCAAGCCGGCCAGGCCGACGTGACCGCCTACAAAGAGGGCAATCGCAACTTCGGCCTGATGCTGTTCGCTTCGATCATGGAGCATGCGCCGGAGAAGTGGGCGCTCATGCAGCGCGAGGCCAGCGAAGCCAAGGCGCAGCGCGACGCTGCCAAGAAAGGCTCCGCAGAGCAGCCGCAGCCCCGCGGCATCCAGCGCTTCTTCAAGCCAAGGGCGCCTGTGTGAGCTTGACGCGCCCGCGCGCCAGCACATTGCGGCGCCATGGACGACAACGTTTCATTGGTCCCGGAACCTGCTGCTGGCGCAGACGCTGCCGCCGCGGCACCCGGCGCTTCTGCTGCTGGTGATCCGGCTGCCGCGCAGGCTGCTGAAGCCGCCGCCGCTGCCGCCGCTGCTGCTGCGGCCAAACCAACCGAAGCCAAGGCCGGCGACACACCGAAGGCCGAAGAGAAGCCGGCCGAGAAGCCCGCCGAAGCCAAGGGCGCACCCGATGCCTACGAGGCCTTCAAGGTGCCCGACGGCTTCGAGATGGACGAAGCCATGCTGGGCGAGTTCACGCCGGTGCTCAAGGGTGCCGGGCTGAGCCAGGAGAACGCGCAGAAGGTGATGGACTTCGCCCCGAAGTTCGCCACGGCTGTCGCTGAGCGGACCACTGCCGCAGTGCTCGAAGCATCCGGCCTCGGTGGCCGCGAGAACTGGGCCACCCAGGTCAAGACCGACAAGGAACTCGGCGGCGAAAAGCTGGGCGAGAACCTGGCCGTTGCCCGCAAGGCGCTGGACGCCTACGGCACGCCCGAACTCAAGGCCTTCTTCGCCAAGACCAAGTTGGGCGACCACCCCGAAGTGGTCCGCGTGTTCGCACGCATGGGTCGCGAGATCAAGCCCGACGGATTCGTGCCCGGCGGCGCCACGCGCACGCCAAGCAAGTTCTTCGACAAATCCAACATGAACCCGTGACCAGCAGGAGCCTGCAAGCATGAGCACCCTCACCGCTACCTACCCGACCCTGCTGGACTTCAAGGCTCGGCTTGATCCGAACGACAAGGTCGCATCGGTCATCGAACTGCTGGCACAGCAGAACGAGTCCATTCAGGACATTCCGTGGAAGGAAGGCAACCAGCTGACCGGCGAGGTGACCACTGTTCGCACCGGCCTGCCGGCGCCGACGTGGCGCAAGCTGTACGGCGGCGTGCAGCCTGGCAAATCGACCACGGCCAAGGTGACCGAGTCTTGCGGCATGCTCGAACAGTACGCCGTCGTCGACAAGGCGCTGGCGGACCTGAACAACAACTCGGCGGCCTGGCGCATGTCCGAGGAGGTCGCCTTCATCGAGGCCATGAACCAGGAGTTCACGAAGAACCTGTTCTACGGCAACGAGGCGACCGACGCCGAGCGATTCACCGGCTTCGCGCCGCGCTTCAATCTGACGACCGCGGCCAACGGCCAGAACATCCTTACCTCGGCATCGCCGCCGGACTCGACCGACAACGCCTCGATCTGGCTGGTGGTCTGGGGGCCCTACGTGCACGGCATCTACCCGAAGGGGTCCAAGGCCGGCATCTCGATCGAGGACAAGGGCCAGATCACCCACCAGAACATCGACGGCTCCGGCGGTATGGCCGAGGTCTACATGACCCACTACCGGTGGGACGTGGGTCTGGCGGTGCGGGACTGGCGCTACGTGGTGCGGATCAACTACGACCTGGAGAACATCGTCAAGTCGGGCGCCACCGGCCCTGTGCTGGCCGACCTGATGGGCAAGGCTCTGCGCCGCGTGCCGAGCCTGAACAACGGGCGCCCGGTGTTCTACGCCAACCGCGACACGCTGGACGCGCTGGACCTGCAGACCAACAACATGCCGCTGCTGGCGTTCCGCACGACTGCGGATGCGCAGGGCTCGCTGGTCACGACCTTCCGCGGCGTGCCGATCCGTCGCGTCGACCAGCTGCTGTCGACCGAAGCCGGCGTCTCCTGATCCACGAAAGCCACAGCAGACGCTTGAAAGGAAACGCAAAATGATCGTCGACTCACTTCTGGAATTCGGGGACAACAAGGCCCTGAGCACCGCCGGCACGAGCCAAGTCCTGATCGGCAACGTGATCGACACGTTGGTCGATGCCGGCAACGTGGGTGGCAACCTCAACAGCGACCTGGGCGCCGAGCGGGCGCTGTGGCTGGTGATTCAGATCACGACGACCGTCACCTCGGGCGGCTCGGCTGTCGTGACCTTCGCCTTGTGCAGCGACGCCCAGGCGGCGATCGCGGTGGACGGCACGCAGACCACGCACTACACCGGCCCGGCCATCGCCGTGGCCACGCTGGTGGCCGGCTACCGCTACTGCGTGGTGCGGCTGCCGTCCGGCACCTACGAGCGCTATCTCGGCATCTGCCAGACCAGCGCTGTAGCTGCGCTGACCGCCGGCAAGGCCGATATGTTCCTGACCGACAACCCGGCCGTGTGGCGCTCGTACAAGGCGGGGATCTGATCATGGAAGCCAAAACCGTGGAAGCCAAGCCCGACACCCGCAAGCCGAACCCGAACCACCCGGAGATGGTTCTGCTGCTAGCCATCAACGACGGCTTCTGGGATGGGGCTCTGCGCGAGAAGGGCAAGGAGTTCATGTTCACCGGCAAGCGCATCCCGAGATGGGCCGAAGTGGTTGGCACGCCCGAGGCCGTGCTGAAGGCCGAGCCGGTGGCCGGCGACACGCGGCCCAAGGCTGCGCGCGAAGCCGCCGAGCGCAAGGCCAAGGGCATTCAGGAGCAGACGCAGGGCTGAAGAGGCTCGCGCACCCTAACCAGGGCCGCCTCGTGCGGCCCTTTTCGCAAGAGCAACCGACATGTCCACTGCCCTCATCGCCAAAGGTTTCAAGTGGCTCACCAATGCGACCGGCGCACTGCTGGGCTACATCAGCGGCGACGGCAGCGAGGTCGAGCTGTGGATGTCGGGTCTGGCGGCTGCTCGCCCTGCCGCCTCGGTCTACAACGTCGGCTGTTCCTACTTCGCCACCGATACCGACGGCGGCACGCTGTACCGCAACTACAACGGCTTGAGCTGGCGGCAGATCGGCGTCGGGCTGAACTTCGCGCTCGCGGGCGATACCTTCCTGCGCGACTCGCTGGCCAACATCGTGGCGACGACCGGCTCGTTCGTCGGCCAGCGCGCCTACTGCAACGACCACGGCATCACGCCCGGGCTCGAACTGGTGTGGCTCGGCGCCGCGTGGGGCCTGCCGCCGTACTTCCAGACCATCGGATCGCAGAACACCGATGTCTCGTGCGGCGCCGACACCAGCGAGGACACGCTCTACACCTACCCGGGTACCGGTGGCCTGCCTCCAATCTTCCGCAGCAACGACACCATTCGCGTGCGCAGCGGCTGGACGCAGAGCCTGGTGAACACCAACGCCCGGACCTGCAAGTACAAGATCGCTACGACGAACTACGTCAGCCAGAACGTAGCGAGCACCACCAAGATCGGCTGGGTCCATGAGTACGACCTTCGATTCAGGGCCCTACTGACTGCTCAGGTCGGCGGCTTCCCGAACTTCGACGTTTTCGGGCAGGCCACACAGGGCCCGGTCACCTCGCATGCGATCGACTTCAGCAACCAGGTGGCCGTCCCGTTGGCGTTCAAGATCACCGGCACGAAGGCCAACAGCGGCGACACGCTCACGCTGAACTTCGTGGACCTGCAGGTTCGAGGCGGGGGCTGACCATGCCTCACACGCTGCCCTTCGGCAAG